TTACTAAATATATAACTGGTAAAGTATCTTCAATTACAGAACGAAATTCTACTTGTGCTCTATCTAATAGTTTTGTTCTAGTTTCCGGTAATGAGCCCCGTGACACTGCTAGATTAGAACCTAACATAAAGTCTAGTAATTGTGATACATCCATAATTAATTATAACTTGAAGTATATAAATCTAAAACACGCTTAATATGTGCGGGAAAATTAGTATTGCTAACATACTCAATCTGCATAGTATTTGGACTTATAGTTTTAGTAGAATGTATAGCTGAGTCATTTCTCATATAATATTGAATAATATCAAAAGTAGCTAATTTTAAATCTTCTGGTAATGTTTCATATCCAGCATTATACGTAACTCTGTAACCATTAATTGTATATGGAAATATTGGGTTTGCAACAGTTCCATAAGGCATATAACCATAATTAGTATTTCCATAGGGTGATCCACTATATACTTCCAATGGGCGAGTACTCATTAAAAGAGGTCTAAGATTATTCTGATTTCTGGCCCATGCATAGTGCGTAAATTCTTCTAGTGTAGTATAAGTTTTTCCATAATCTGTTGAATACTCTAAACTAATAATACTAATTACAGGGGTTTCTGCTAATTCAATAGTATTTGTTCCACCATCGCTATACTCTACTTTAAAATCATCTATGTAATCTACAAAACTTCTACGGCAAATAGATTTAACTAATTCGCTAATTTTTGGTATTAAAATATCAAGAGCATTATCACTAGTAGTACTAGAGATGCCTTGATAGGTCTTATATTCTGCTTTAGTAACTAATGATAGTCCCATATTTATTTCCTTTATCTTTTACATACCTTGCTCGCAAGGTATGTAAAAGACGGGACCGAAGTCCCATCTTTAAACCTAAAATTAGGTTGTGAAACGTAGGCAAGCTACACCAGAACCAAGATTTGTACTCAATTGAGCAAAACCGGTACGTAGGGAAGCAACCATAACGCGACGTTGTGTTTCCACTAACTCTTGGGTATCCATACGTAGACCACGTTGGTTACCAACCACAAAGTTACCTGTATAAATAGCCATAGCACCAACGTTAGCAATAGAAGAAGTGCTTGCATTGGTTGTGCTAGCTGGTAGTTCGCCAGATACTAACACAGGGCTATTACCGATTTGACCGATTTGACCAGTAAGCAATGTAGCTTGTGGACCAACTTGGTTCATTGTTTGGAATGTGCTATCATCCAACAGATTGTAATATACGTCAGAATTAACAATATATGTTACATCAGCAGGATCAAGACCCAATGAACCTAAATTAGCACGTAAGCCACGTAGTTTAGCAACAGTAACTGCTGTAGCAACTGCATTAGCTAAAGCTGCTGAACTACTAGTAGAATATGCTGCAAGACCCTTGATAGGATCTGAAGCAGAATTTTGACCTAGTAAATACGCACGATCAAGTGCACGAGCAATACGACGAACCATTGCATCACGAATGATAGGTAGAAGAACCAATAGGCTATCTTCTTCTTCTTCGTAGTTCATATACTCTTTTGTAGCTACTTTGTATGAACTTAGAGTAATTTCTTTTAATGCATGTGGTGAGCCTTGACCTGGAGTTGCACCGCTTGTAGATGTTGTACCACCAGCACTAGCAGAAGCACCAAAATCGCTACCATCTTGAGCAGCCCAGCTTGCTAGACCTGCTTCAGGATTCAACGGAATTTTCATCACGTTGGTTTGCATTGCAATTGTACGGAACAATGGAGCAACAATCAATTTACGACGAATTTCTTGTTCCATGTTCAAGGAAACTTCAAGTTCCCATGTAGCACTTGGAAGATGTTGACCATATTTTTGAATAAGTTCTTTACCGAACTTAGTATCGCCAATAGATTTACGCATTACAGTAGCAAGAATAACTGCTTTTTCTTTTTCTGCATAAGGAACTTCTTCAGATTTGTTATCAGCAAAAGTCATTTTTGACTTTTGGATAGCTTCGATTTCTTTTGCCTTGTCAGCTAAAGCGGCTTGTAGGCCTTCTAAAACTGATTTTGTTGAATCTGCTTGTTCAGCAAAACGCTTTTCAACTTCAGCAAGTAGTTTTTCTGCACCAGTTTCGGTAGGAGTAACTGCTGCTACTGCTGCCTTGATGCGGGCTTGCACTTCAGCTTCTTGAGCATCGGCAAGGGCTTTAGCAGTAGCTTGATCAGCTAATGCTTTAGCGGTAGCTTCTGCTACCATTTGTTTAATTTCGTCTTGTGTCATTTCGACTTCCTTCTGTGATTTGCTATTTGCGTCCGTAGAGGATTCTAGCCCTTTAGCTGACTCGCTTTTGGGTGCAAATTGCTGTTTAAAATTGTTGTACTCATCAGCATCTGAAAATGCTTTAGACAAACTAAAAAGAGTATTTTGATTGCAGGGGATTGAAACTACTGATATTTCTATCAATTCTAAATCTTTAACAACAAATAACTCTGTTGCAGCATTATATTCAGCATCATTAATCCTGAATCCAACACTAAATGCAGTTACTACTTCATCTTTTACCAAATTAAAAACCTCTGCCGCAGCCGAGATTCGTGCTTTAATCCATAGACCTTTAGAATCAATTTTATATTCTACCATACGGCCGATTGGGTCATCATAATCGTGCTGGGCTAAAATAATTGGGTTCTTTAAGTAGTTTTGGATTCCTTTTTCCCATACGCTGGTAGGTACTACATCATTAGCTCTATCTACTTCGTTAGTACTTGCGTAACCTTCGATATAAATTGAATCAATTGATTCGCCACCAGTGGGAAGCTGTTTAGTAAAAGTACTATCTATGAATAATACTTTATTTTTACTCATCATGCTCCTTTGTTTAAGGTTTAGGTACCTCAGGTTTTTTAGGGGCACCACCTAATGCTGGATTACCAGCTGAGCCCGCAATATTAGCCGGTATACGTAGATCGTCATTACCAGGTTTTGTATCATAACGTAGTTCTATTCTGGCTTCGTTTGGAGTAATAATTCCACCATTAACTAAGCTTACGTTGTACGATGCAATATCTTTTAACTCTGGCTGCAAAGCTGATACATTAGAAGTAATGGCATCAATGTCATATCCAAAATATCTTTCCATTGCTGAAGTATATTTACGAATAATTGGCATAATTGTTTCTAGGTAGAATAAACGCATATTTGGAGAAATATTTGCGTTATTACCACCATCTAATAAAATACTTGGTACACCTAGTGCTTTTAATATTTTAACATCGTGCGATTTAATTGAGTTATCAAAATCCATATCTTGAAAACTAATATCAAATGCACTGCTTGGCTTTAGTCCTGAATCTAAAATCATTGGCTTGCGAGCACCATTTTTTGGGCTATAGCTTGCGATCCAGTTTTGAATTGTTTTTTGTTTTGCTATTTGACTTAGAGTATTATCTGTTGTAAGAACCATTCCAGGTATAGCACCGTTTTCAAAAAATGTTTCTTGAAACGAGTGCATCTTATATAAGATTTCAATTGATCGGTTAGCGGAAAGTAATCTTGAACTACCACGATATATAGAGTTGCTACATGCATCTCGTACATGAATAATCTCAGAAGGTTTGAACTCCTGCATATTATTATACTTGTAACCTTTAATATAAGTTACTGGATCAGGTAGAATTTGTACACTTGAAGAAGGTAGGTGGTACATAAAAGCACCATCAAAGTAAATAAATATATTACCTTCTAAAATAAAATCTGTAAAAATATTAGTTCTAAAATCTTGTGCGCTTTGATATGGATTTGGTCTGAAATTTAGTAAGTTTGCCAATGTTTTTTGGCGCATACCGGGACTTACATCGCTTGAAATTTTGTCTTTTATATCAAAGTCTAAACTAGAGCAGCCCGATACAATCATACTTGTACCGCGGTTTACACTTTCTAGTTTTTTAAATGAGGTTCTGTAATTTGCCGGAGCATCGCTACCAACAACGATACCTTCCTGACGTAAAATTATTTCTTGAGCCGGATTCAGCTTTTCGCGAATCCACTGAGTTGCGGTATTATACCAAGCCATCTTATTCCTTACGTAAATGCGCTAAAGAATGAGCCAACAACTGCAGTCTTAGTAGTAGTTTCTTTTCCAGTGAATTTATCCTGCTGAATACCAACCCAGCGTTCTTGACGCACAGCTGAATTACTTGGAGGAGCTTTTCCGAATACTCGATGTAACGCAACGTGATGTTTATTACAAAGCGTTCTAACTTGCTCGTAGAGTTCGTTGTGGTGCTCTGCTATAAACTCGTCGCGTACAGCCAATATTCCGTCATCGGTTGAAATATTATACTTTTTTGCAGCCGCCCAATTTTCCAGCAGGATTGTTATTGAGTTAAAATGATGTAATTCTAAATCTTCTTTTGTGCCGCAGATATAACATGTATCCTTTTTGTCATAAGCTGCTTTAGCCTTGTCTCGGACCCATTTGACTGGTATGCGGTTATTACCGGTATTTTTCGCCATTTTCTTTGCACGTGTTTGTTAATTCCCCTATTGTACCATACAAGCATGGGATTGTCAAGTATTAAATTTTTTAAGCTAGCACCCTAGAAAATTTATACTTGTTGTTTAGTTTGATTAATGATATAATCCTATATTAAAAGACAATCAACCACCGATAGTAAAACTATAAATAGCATAACGCACTGCATCAGCCATATGGGATGCCATTCCATGTTCGGGTTTTTCGGTGGTCAGGGTCTCACGTGAGTCCCAACGATACTGGTCAAACATAAATAGCACATTCTCACAATGTGGCGATACTCGAATACGGTTTTGTTCTACAAGTGTTTGTACTAGTGCAATTCCGTCTAGCACAGATTTTTTAGCTTTGATTGTGGCAATATCATAAGTATAGGCAAGGTCGGCTGCAAATTGTGCAGCAGCCGAGTCAATAAATATAGTTTCATTTTGCCATTTATCAATTAATTCACGCAATCTATCAACATGACCCGCAGTTGTAGCCTGTGATTCCTGATACTCATCTACAATATGATAAGTATCATCCTGTGGACTATAAACAATAACAGCAAATGCTGTTGGGTCTTTGTAACCGGGGTCAAGCCCTGCAATTACCTCATCACCATCACGAGCCACATAGTCTAGGACTAATGCCGAATCCAGCTGAAAGATCTGACCCTCAAATACACTAAACGATGCCATGTATTCTTGTTCAAACTCAGCACGCGACATAATTGAACGTGCCTCACTTACATCACGCTCCGACATACGCGGATTTTCAGTGTAATCAGCAGTAAGCGAAACCCATTCTGGAAAGTCAGGACTAAAACCGCGGTCAAAGAATCTTGAAAACCAATTGGCTTTGCCACGAGGTGTACTAATAAAAATAGCTTTCGAACCAGGGCGGTCAAGTGTAGGACGTAGTGCAACATTAAATGCTGCCTCACCATCACCAAGTGCAGCCTCGTCAAAGATAATTAAGTCGTATGATCGACCAACAGTTGAGTCAACTGTGCTTAGTGAGCCTAGGCGAATGGTGCTGCCATTTTTTAG